TGCAAAGCACAGCTCGACCCGTTGGACATACCAGCGATTCTCGGCAACCACTTACCTGGCACACCTGTTGTGGTCACGACTGCAACGATTGCGGCAGTGGCAACAACAGCAGCTATCTTCGCAAAACCGTTAGGCGATATTTTGCTGAAGGTGATCAAGCCTCTTGTCAAAAAGACGATCAAGAAAATTAAGGAGAAGCTGGGGAAGAAAGTTGTTGTTGAGTCGGCTTGGCAACGCCGGAAGTTTCAGAGGTCTTTAAAGAAGTAGGGATTGAATGTATGTGGGGCGGCAGGACGCCCGGAGGGTTAGTCAGGACAACATCAGCGCAGATTGACGCATAAGGGCTTTTGGGATGAAACATGATGCCTTCTTTCATTAAGCCAGCGCAATTTTTAAGCCTTGCGATTTCGTAGTTCAACCTTTTGTCTGCAAGTGTTGCGTCTAGAAGTGCCACCTGTTTTTCGGCGGCTTTTCGACAAGTTCGTACGTGATGACGATCCAGCGGTATCGAAATTGTGGCAGTGATGCCGCCGTTAATCGATAAGTTAGTTTTTTGCCCTGTTCTAATTGGCTTGTAAAAGAGGATATCGCCCGGATTATCTGGTCTGCCATCTGGGACAGGATTGCCTTCAGGGTCAAACGCGCCAACAACATCGATCGTGTCATATACAGGTTCGTTGTAGTGGCTTTCGTACGGTTGTGCCCAGCCTGTTGTTGTACTGATGAAAGGGTTAATGCTTAGCGTTGCACCTTGGCAGCTAATCCCACCGCCGTAAGTATTAGTAAACTGTCTTGCTGGCACGACCTGAACAGCTTGGTTGGTAACTGAGCCTGAGCTGTTTGCTACTGGAGCGGCAGTGCTTGAGACCTGTGCTTGTGCTGGAGCGGTTAGCAGCAAAAGCGTTGCGATAACTCGCTTCATTGACTAAAGGTGCTTGTCGTCTCTGTTAAAGATTCAATGTCTGTTTCTCTGTTAATCAGGGTGTGGTTTGTGAGCCCTGGCCCTTGAAGCGTTTCGACGAACTGAAATGATGCACCTTGGTTGACGATGTTCCAAGTAGGTTTGCTAGCAGGGTCAAGACCAGTCCAACGACTAGAAACACCATTGAGAGTGTTTGTTGTTGTGGTCAGACTAGCTGGGGCAATGCTGCCACCAATTGGGGCAATATTAGTTCCGCTTGCGCTGTACTCATAACCCGTTCTGTACTCGTATGAATTGATTACTTCAGTCACTTTTGTTTTGGTGCGTGTCGTGGAAGACAAAACACCTTGCTGAAAATTTGGCACTACAGGAATTGCTACAGCTGGAGCAGCCAAAAGCAACAGCAGCAGGATCCTCATCTAATTGTTAGCTCTTGGATAACTTGTCCGATTGCAGTTGTACCAGCGCCACCAGCAGTAATCGCTAATGCGCCATCTGTTGCAATCGTTCCAGCCAAAGTGCCAGCTACACCGCCAGAGGTTGTGGTGTTGCTAGAAAAGATTGGCATAGCAGGCACTACACCAGCAGTAACAGTTGTTGAAAGGACGGTTGGAACGTCATCGCCTTCTATGTATGACTCTGAATACGAAAAGCTGTCACCAGCAGTAGTAATACTGTAAGCGCCAGGAGTGTACCCAAGAGCAGTGCCGGAAGTGAGTGTCCCCAAAGTAGGAGGAGTACCCAGAGTGACGTTAGAGCCAGATACCGCCATTGAAGACGGCAAACGCGTTGAGATTGATCCCGCACCATCAACAGTCAGAGAGATTGAAGATTTAATAGCGTGCGTAATGTCTGCCGAAGCAGGACTTATCGCAAAAAATGTTAGGCACGATACAAAGAGAAAACGTCTCATTTGGGTTTGGACGTAGAGGTCTGTTCCTTAATTGTAGGCTCTTCTTTTTTTGCTTTTTTGTTGCCACCAACAGCTAAGCCAAAGGATGCAGCCGTACCAGAAAGGATGGAAGCTGGATAGGTGGGATCAAGCGATTGCTTGAAGACGCCAAGGTAGTTTGCCGTCAGGATTGCCATTGCCCAACTAAGCAACACAACTTTGATGACATCTCCTAAACGTGAGTTGTCGTTTTCTTGCTCTTGCTTTGCCTGTTCTTCTGCCATGATGAGTTCACGCTAGAGGTCGAATGGTGGTTGAAATCTGGGCTGCTGTTGCTGGTGCGTCAATAGGCGTGGCAGCTTCTGGTATCAAAGGTGCCAACCGCGATAACCAGCATGGAAGGGATTCGTTGGTGCGTCTGACCTCAGCTGTCGATAATTTAGCGTCAAGAATGGATGTGCTCCATGCCGACCTGCGTGTAAGGGATCAGGAGTTATTCGCTCGAATCTCAGACTTAGAGCAGAATGTTGCACGACTGGAAGGCCACGCAAATCGGACTTAGACTTCCGGCACACACAGTGCTGTCATGGTTTTACTTCTAAAGCCAATTCTGTTTAGCTTCATCAAATCAAAAGCCGTAAAACAGTTGCTGTTGGATTGTCTGATCAAAATCAGCGAGCAAACGGACAACCAATTGGACGATGTGGCCTGTAAGTATGTGCAGGACTTACTGTTCCCGGATGGTCGCGTTGAAAAGTAAATGTGGGTTTGGGTCGTAATCGTTGTGGGCTTATCACTCCTCCCGTTCTTTCAGTTCTTTAAAAAAGGCGACCCTCACCAGCTAGCTGCGATTGCAGAGCTGGAGAAATCTATTGATCAAGACCTCCTAAGTGATGAGGCTGAATGGTTTGAGATGTGGAAGACCAGCGGCATTCACCAAGAGGTTTATGGCGTTCCGTATTACAACCAAATGGATAGCCTTACTGGCTATGGCTACCGGGAATGCTTTGATGCAGCAGCTGCAATGGTTGTGGCGTTCCACCATGGCATCAGAAGCCAAGACGCTTATCGGCATGTACGCCGAAAGTTTGGTGATACAACAGCAGTTCACGCTCAAGTTTCTGCGTTGAGATCACTTGGTCTGGACGCTGAGTTTCGCAGGGATGCGAGGGTTGAGGACATTGAGATTGAGATTGATGCTGGCAGGCCAATCATGGTTGGCTGGCTGCATAAAGGCGATCTGACTAAAGGCAATCCAGCAGTATGCGATAGCGAGGGCTGTGGCCATTGGAGCGTAATCATTGGCTACGACAAAGACGATTTCATTGCCATGGATCCGATGGGTAAGCCAGATATGGATCATGGCGGTCATGACACCACAAAATCTGGTGAGTTGATCAGGATGTCGCGTCCTGCCTTTTACCAGCGTTGGTCAATAGAAGGAGAAGCAAGCGGCTGGGCTGTATTTGTGGATCGATGAACTGGGGATATATCAGTGCGTTCTGGACGACAGTCGTGATGAACTGTGTCCAACCCGTAAATTGGCAGGCGTGTTTGCCAGTGCAGGACTGGTTATTTCCAGCTATAGGTGATTACATACGGTTCAAGACGGAGGAACCTTATGCTTCCGAAAAACGAGTCTTACGATCCATCAATGGAATGGATGGTCGTTGAGCAAAGTCTTGAAGAGGAGTTGACGCTCGAACGCAGTATTAGAGAGATTGAGGACTGCGAGAATATTGATGTGCTGTCACAGCTTTGTGTTGCGATGGCACGTCAACAGTGGCATCAGGGCAAGTTGCTTAGACAAGCTGTTGGACATATCGCTGGGTTGGAACAGGTTTAGGGCTCTTCTTTGAGGCCAGCGCGTTCACGTCGCTTAGCGGCACGTCCAGCAATTCTTGCTTCTACAGAGTTCTGCCATTCTTGCTTGTCCTGGATTAAGGCTCGTTCGTACGTTTCAAGGTTGTTTTCGCTGGCGATATGGTCATAAATAATTTCACGCATTAAGGATGAAGGCTTAATGCTTTTTTCTGCGGCTTCAAGTAAGAACAACGCTCCACGATTAGGGTCTAGGAGAACTTGGATGTAAACACGTTTGCCGTGATTGCTTGCCATCAAACGGCACAATAGTACAGTAATGTTACCATGTTACTGAGTTGTCAACCTTTTTCTCCCAAGCATTGGCTTGTGCTTTTCGAGCGGAAGATCGTTGGCGGCTTGAGCCTGCCCTAATTTTTTTGGCTCCTTCTAGGAGCATTGCAGCTCGTTGGATGTCAGCAGTCGCGGCTGATCTAACTGCTGCATATAGACGATCCAGCATCAGTTGACGCCCTGATTTTGGTAGAGGCATCAGCCATCGCTCCAGCAAGCGTTTGATGGAACGTTATCTCATTATTCTCTGTTAGCACAATCCATGTGCTGTCATTGCGAAAGATTTTAAGTTTCAAGCTTGTTGCGATAGTTGTTTAATCCAAGCAAAATCTTCCATTGGTGAAGCGGTGATGACACTTACGTCAACACCACACGAAAGAGCAGCAGAGACCTGAGCTTGAAAGTAATTCGGGTCACTTTCGTAAGTTACTTGTTCTACAGATAGAGGCTTGTGGTCCTCGTCATAAGCGGTGAATCGGGCGATGGCTAATGGGAAGTGATCGTCATCGTCATCGACCTGGCAGTAGTAGAGATTAATTTTTTGCTGCACGAATGCTGGCTCCTGAGAACTCTGTAAAGACTGATGCCACAAGGCTTTCAGCTTGATGACGCCCCAGCAAACTACCGCAACGCTTGCGAATCCTAACGACAGCTCTGTTGTAGTCATCTGGGGTGATGTTGAAGCTTGTTTGAGAGTTAAGGATCAGGTCACGAATTAATTCTGATCGCTTGATGCCAGCACTTTCTGCTTGATCAGAAAGACGTTTGGCGACTTCCTCGGGGAGGTAGGTTTCGACTCTTTTCATTCCGTGATTTTACGGGTTTCTTTTTGGATTTCTTGGATTTGTTGGACGATTTAACTCTGGGTTTGGAGCGTACCGAAGCAACGGTTTCAAGGTAGCCCGGAGGCTCGGGAACACCAGCCTTGCTAAGGATTTCGCTCCAATTCATCGAAAGGCTTCTCGCGCGTATAGATGTAAAAAGTGTCCCTTTTGGCCAAAAGCCAGTCATGCCAAAGGGTTTGCATGGGGACACCCAAGGGGGACAGCTAGAGTTGTCCCCTTTGTTCCTCGGTTAATTCGATCTCAACCGCTCCATCCATCAAAGGGGGACAGAGTGGATTGTCCCCCATGCTTTGTCCCCCTTCAGATACCGCTCCAATACTGGGTTTAGTAGTAGAAGGGGACAGTCTTTGACCCTCTCCGCACGCGAGAACAGCTTGATAGTGTTTGGAACGAGATCCTTCCAAGACGTAAGAGACGATCAACTTACGATCTTCCATTCGTTGGAGCGTTTTCTTAATCGCGACAGCAGACCCAGCAACCAAGGGGTCAGCGAGTAGATCCGTTTTGGTGCGTGACTCAGGGAAAGCAGTGCGAAGGCGGCTAAGAACGCGACCTGCAACAGACGAAGGAGTGTTGTCCTCTGGATCCATTTCGGGCGTGAAGTCTTCGATATAAAAACCGAGGTCTTCGTTCTGCCCAAGCTTGAGCTTGGTGCCAGAGCGACCAGAGCGGCTTTTTTCGATAGTGATGAGCCGTTCATGCTTTTCAACCCGTTGGTCCTTCATTGGGCGGTTCTGAAGTTTGTTCTCAGGGTTGTGGGGGTTCTGAAGCGACCAAGTTTCATCTACAGCGTCACGGATAGCTGAAGTGCCTCTGAACCCTCCATTTTTGTTGGCATGGTGGATGATCAAAATTGTGGTGGCAGGGAACAACTGGCCATTGTTTTTTGTGAGCCAGTAAAGGGGGGTTGCAAACTCAGATTTGTTCTCGTCAAAAGCGGCACCGCCAGAGCAACCAATCAAGGAGTCAATGACGACAAGCTTTGGCTTATACCTTTCCATCAACTTGATGAACTGGGCGTAACGACGAAGATGCCAGTCACTTCGGATGTAAGTGTCACTGTTGACTGGAAAATCAGCTTCAATCAACTGTTCTTTCAACTGCGGCAGACCTTGATCTCCGTTCAGCAAAAGAACAGGGCCTTGTTCGACTGGTACGTCAGCTCCGCGAACCTTGAATGGTTTACCGGAAGCTATATGCCCTGCAAGAGCCCAAGCTGCTGTGGACTTACCGTCACCACCAGCTCCATAGACCAAGACGACAGAAGGATGAGGCAGAACGTCAGGGATCAAGTAATCACGCTTAGCTTCTTTTTCCATCAACTCTTCAACAGTGAGAAGTTCAACTTTTTTCTCAAAAGCGATTTGATCAACAATGAGTTTTTCAAGTGCGCTTTGATCTCTATACCCAGCCTGTAAAGCAAGGCTGTTGAGCTTGTAGTTGACCTCAGCTGGGTTATCAAGATTGAGGATTTGTTTGGAGCGGCGGATGACCTCTTCAAAATCAAGAGTTGCTGTTCGGAACTCTTGGACTACCTTCTCTTGGGCTGCTTTGACGACTTTGGCCAAACTATCTGAAAACCTGAGCCGTTTGGGATCCTCCCTGTCAGCCAAGTGAATAAGAGTCCCGATGCCTACGCCATTGCCTTTAAAAGTGTTCCAGACATCAGCGCAAGGGTTGTCGTTTTCCCATTCACCAGCGTAATCAGGATCTTCAGCTGACCATGCTGACCAAAGCATGAAGCCCATTTCA